GTCCAGCAAGGAGTAGATTCGGTACTTCACCTTTATCTAGGAAGTCTTGAAAAGTCTTCTTAATATTTGTTGGTAAAATACAATCTTCAATAGTTTTAGGTCGATACTTTTCAACCCAAAGAAATTCATTTCGCATAATCATTCCAGTTGATATCTTACATTATATTTGATTATAAAATTTCATATAAAGGAAAACCACCCAGTGATAATATATTTTTCAGATGTTTTAGAAATAACTCCTCTATGGAGATGTGTCCAATCTGCAGGCCAGATAACTGTATATCCTTTTTGAGCAGGAACATATTTTTTTTGATGAAACCATTCTGTTCCACCATCAGGAACATCATTTAAATATGTCATAAAGACGAGATGTCTATATACGACTGATCGACTTGAACTCATCCTTTCAGAATGCCATTGTGGATATCCACCTCCTACTGGATACCATTGTAAGTTCATTCCGATGTCCACATTATACTGATCAGTTACATCACAATATGGAAACTTTTTTTTGTACTTATCTAAAACACATTGCAGTGAAGTTAAGTAATCTTGAATAGATTTTACTGCTAAATTAGTCGTAATAGTAATATCACGAGAGTCTTTAAGATCTTTATTAACGGTGGTGGTTTTGTTAAACGTTACTACTCCATCCTTAACATAGAGTATATCTTGATTTTTCCAAAAGTCAATTAAACCATCAACAACAGACTCTTCAATAAAATCTCCCCAAATAAAGTCACTCATAATCATTCCAAAGGACGAACAAATTCATGAGACACAATATCAGTTGCCTTCAATTGTTCTTTCATATATTCTACACCATTTTGAGGTTCTGCGGTATCACCGCAGGTAAAAACATCACAAACTGCCATGCCTTTCTCTGGCCAAGTATGAATGGAAATATGACTCTCTGCAAGCATAGCAATACTAGTAACCCCTTGAGGATCGAACTTATGAACTGCTAGATTAAGTAGAGTAGATTTACATTCTTTTGTTGCTCTATACAGAAGCATCCGAATGAACTCTTTATCATCAAGGAGTTCAAACGGACAACCCTTAAGGGTAAAAAGGATATGTTTCACTGTTGTTTTTTCAACCATTCATGAAATTTACGTTTCCCCTCTTCAACTTTCCACCATGGTGAATAGAGGGGACCTTGATAATCCTTCTTACCCGAAGGTGGAGTCGGGTTCAAGTGCGATGTAGTAAGTGAGGTCATGGTTCTTAGAAGTAAAACGAGAGAGAAGTTTCTGAGACACCACAACTTCATAAGTGCCAGGAAGAACCTTGATATTTTCTACTTTGAAGTTGAAAGAAAACTCTTTGTCAGTCTCACCAACGACGATAGCAAAATCATTAGAGGTGTCATTTTTCTTGTCACGAACAACCAGTTTGATGATACCAGATTCCCCGACTGCAGAGATATCAGGAAGTTGATATACTGCTGCTGCTTTCAACAGTTTATCAAGTTGATCTGTACTCAGTTCAAAACAAACATCTTCACTGGGAAGATTGATTGCTTTTTCAGGAGGAGTAACAATGACATTTGGATCAGCAAAGAAATACTTAGAACGCATCTTGCCTTCGCGGATAACAACATATCCTTCATTGCCAAAGTCAAGTTCAGGACTTGCATGAAGACTCAGACCATTCAAAAACTGATTGAGGTCATAGATGCCAAAGTCTTTAGCAAAATCTTCAGTAACAGTTGCCTCTGCAAGAATGTTCTTCATCACACTAATCGTGCGAAGTTTGTTACCCTCTTTGAATAGAATAGACTGATTGATGGAAGAAAAGTTCTTCAGGACAGAGAGAGTTTTATCGGACAGTTTCATAGGATTACGAATTTTCATCACTGAGGGTAGGTTTCACGTTTTGCATTCTTATCGTTGAAATGCATCAGAAGAACAGCATAATGCAAAATCTTCATAATGTCACGTCGTGCAGTGCCTTTCTTGTCATAACGAGAGGCATACTTAAGGATATTACTGCGGCAGAAGGATTCACCATCACCACATGCTTCAATCAGATCAAGTGTTTGTACTTTATCATCACCAGCAGAGTAGTGCTGATTGTATGTTGCAGAAATATAATCGGTCAGTTCTTTTAGAATACGTTCTTCACTGTATTTAAATCGAGTAGGATTGTTACTTGTCATATCAATGTTAAAAGAAAGAGTATCTTCTCCACCAAAGGTGATTGGAACTGGTTGGGCGGCATAAGGACCGTCAGTAAGGGTGATTGTATCCGTTTGATAATACGGATTACCGGTCAAACTAATTCCATCATCCATCCAGAAGTCATTCCAGTCTTCTTTAGTTGCTGAAGTAATCCCAGATAGGGAATCTTCATAAATTTCATTGGTGCTCATAATTTCGTCAGAAAGAAAACTCCAAGAGTTAGCCATAATTCTATCAAGAAAGTTGTTGTTCGTCAATCGGCATTTGGAAGTCAACATCAACTTTGTCGTACAGTTCCAGGAATGCCTGCTTAGTTTCATCATCAAAACGGTTGACACAGACTTGAATTGCTTTTGCCTTGTCTCCGAAGATACTGTATGCCTTCACAATGTGGACCAGACGACGGGTGCTGATGATCTCCTCAATACCACCATCATAGAAAGTCTTACGAATGATATCTGCCCAATCAGCAAGTCGTTTGCAGAAGTCAGCATCATCACAAATCTTACTAAGGATTTTTTGCTCAATGGCAGTAGCTGGATACTCCTGCTCAAAAGTCACAGGGAATCGTTCCAGGAATGCCTCGTTAAGCACGTTAGTTCCAATAAATCGTCCGTCCTCGGATCCCTTACCCTTAGTGTTTGCCGTTGCAAACACTTGGAATCCATCTGCAGGGGCAATGAACTTTCCGATTTTCTTGAGAAAAACTCCTTTACCTTCAAGAATGGATTGAAGGCAGAGGATTTTGTTGCTGGCAAGGTCGATTTCGTCAAGTAGCAACACGGCACCTCGGTGCAGTGCCTCAATGACTGGGCCATTGTGCCAGACGGTTTCGCCATTAACAAGACGGAAACCACCAATAAGATCATCCTCATCGGTCTCTACTGTGATGTTGACTCGGATGAGTTCTCGTCCAAGTTGGGCACACGCTTGTTCAATAGAAAACGTTTTACCATTACCCGAGAGACCCGTGATAAACGTAGGGTAGAAGAGACCGGACTTAATAATTTTTTTAACGTCACCAAAATTGCCAAACTGGACGAAGGAATCATCTTTCTGAGGAATGAGGTTTTGTTCTACAGCAGGTAGAGCAGCAGGTGCTTGGAAAGACTGCTCAAGTTTTTCTTTAACGGTCAAATCCCATTTACCACGACCAACCTTGAAGTTTTCAAGACGACGAGTCACAGTAGGATAGGACAGATCATTCATCTGACAATATGCCTTGACCTCACCAGAGGTAATCTTAGCACCATACTGGTCTTGAAGATCTTGAATAATTTGATCGTCGGTCATTTTGATGCGGGACATTGTGTGGTTCGTTTCAACAAAGTAATTATAAAGCAGAAAGGGGGTCTTGTAGACCCCCTTGTGTCAGTTCTCAGACCGTCCATACTTATATCTCATTGCTTGTAACAACCATGCCTGGGTGAGAGATCTAGGACCATTCTCTAAGATATCAATCACCTTAGGATCCTTTTCAGATGCTTTAGCAATCTCTCTCCAATTATTTTCCTTTGTCATACAACCAGTGAAATAAATTCTCCCAGAACTTTCTTATTTAGTTTCTTGACTTTCAAAGACTTAACGAAAGCGGATTTGATTTTTGCCTTGGTAGCGCCATCATCAACATCAAATGATGAATCCTGAGACAAAGAACTACTGGAGAGTGCAAAATACGCATCATATCCAGAATCCTTGATACAGATACTACGAGTCTTTCTCCATTCTTGCTGCAGTTTATTAACCTCATTATAAGAGGAATAAAACAACTTAATGAATCCATTGATATTGCGACCTTCAATAACACGGATGCCAATGAAGTTTACCTGAGGAAACTTATCTTTAAGATTACGAAGCATAGTCTTAGTAAATTCATGATATCCCCAACCAAACTTGTAGGTAGTTCCTAGTTTACGATCACGAAGGAGAGTGCATTCACAATCACAACGTCGGTTACCGATGTAGGGTTCAGATCGACCAATTTTAATTTCTGCATGGTAAGACAATTGATTTGCCTCACCATCAGTCAGAACAATGCACTGAACTTTTTGCAGTTTATTCTCTTTCTGAAACTTAGGGAGGATGGTATGAAGTGCTACCAGAGACTCATTCAGAGGAGTACCTGAAAGAGAAAGACGTTCCGGCCAAGAATACCGCACTTGATATGACCGACCGAATGCATATGCAAGTCTCCAGATATTTTTCATTTGCTTTTCTAGTTCTTTACCAGAAATCTTACTAGAAAGAATGTTAAGCATTGAGAACCTATCATCAACCGAAAGAAGATTTTCCTTCTTTACGTAATGAGATGTGATAGGGGGAACAATTGAATTACCATTCTCATCATAGTGATTATGATTCCATTCATTAGAGAAAGCATATACCTCAAAAGGGATAGAGACTTTTTTGCAGAACCAAATCAAATTGAACAGTTGCTTACAGGTATCAGTCATAACTGTTGACATAGAACCTGACCAATCAAGAACAAAAATTAGTCCATGGTTCTTACCTTCTGGGAGAACGGTGACTTTCTTAAAAAGATCTTCGTTGTATTTGTAGGTATGGAGTCTGCTGCAATCAAGCACTCCAGTGCGAGCCACAGAAGAACGAGAATAAGCAGCAGCAGATTTGCGACATTCAAATTCTTTGACAAGGTAATTCACCTCCTTTTGAGCAGAACGTTTGAACTCAACAAACATCTTGTCAGGTTCATCAAAGGTTTCCGGAAACTCATGATAACGATCATAATGTTTATTGCAGTACTCATGAATGTCGGTGTTATTAACAACAACAGATTTGAAATCTAGATTAGGAATCTCAACATAATTATTCTCATACAAAGCATCGCGAATCAAATCCTTGATGTTGTCACTCAGTGCATCAGCAGTTCGTACTTCAATATCATCAATTGCAATATCATCAATATCAGACGATGAATCATCACTGATTGGTTGCTGTTCAGGAGTTTCAGTTCCTTGCTCATCAGTATCCTCAATCTGTTGCTCAGATTCAGAATCAGGTGAAACTTGTCCCTCATCTGACTGAGAAGGCATTGGAACTTCAGGTTTATCTTCTTTCTTTTTCTTACAAAAGTTGTGAAGAATCTCAGCAACACGAACAACATCCTCAAAGGTTTCACAACCTTCAATCATACGAATGATTGTAACCTCTTCTTCAGTAAAAGAAATGTCTACAAAATTACCGACCTTAAAGTATAGATTTGCACGGTCAGCAAGATTAAAATCAGCAACATCCCCATCAGAAATAGAAAAGAAGTCCTCTTCATTAAGTTCTTGATATCCTTTAAAAAATGTTTTTGCAAGACCAGGATACTTGCGTTTCATCATTTTTTCAATGCGAGCATCCTCTACAACATTGACAAACTGAAAAGGAACATGTGCCGGAGGATCTTCGTCGGGTGTAAACAATGCATGACCTACCTCGTGTCCCACCAACAAATCATAAACAGTGTTGCTTGCTTTATCCCACATAGGAAGAGTGAGCAAACGAGTATGGACATTGAATGATGCAGTCTCACAATTCTTGTGCTCAACAATCAAGTCCTCAGTAGCAAGGAGTTTAGCAAGTTGAGATTTGATTTCTTGTTGAACTGCCATACGTTTGTTTCGGATGTCCTTATAATACTAAACCCCCTGCCGAAGCAGAGGGCACTTAGTGACAGTTCTCCTATTGTCTACAGGTGGTCAGGCTAGAATGCTTCGGCAAATTCTTTTGCATGATGCTTGGTCATCGCTGCATTCTATTAGGCAGTCGTAATAGTCGTTTAGTAAATCAGACTCCT